CGATGCCCCCCCGGCCCCCGGTTCCACCCGGGCTTGAGGTGTATGCGGGGGGCAGAGGCGCGGTAAGCCTCTAGCGTCAAACATTTTTTCTGGGTTCGCACCTTGGGTGCGCACTCTTGGGTTCGCAGGTACGCACGCACCTGCTGCTCGCCGTTTCTGCCTCGTTTCTGCCTCCCTGCCCCGCCCCAACTGGCCCGGTGTTCATCGCCGGGCCTTTTCCTTTTCAGGAGATCGCTCCCTTGCAAATCGACATGATGCAAACCGCACGGCTGGTGCCCTACATCCGCAACGCCCGCACCCATTCCGCCGATCAGGTGGCGCAGATCGCGGCCTCGATCGCCGAGTTTGGCTTCACCAACCCGATCCTGATCGGCGAGGACGACGTGATCATCGCCGGGCATGGACGGCTGATGGCGGCGCAATCCCTTGGCCTGGCGCAGGTGCCGGTGATCGTTCTGGACCATCTGTCCGAGGCCCAGCGCCGGGCGCTGATCCTCGCCGACAACCGGATTGCCGAAAACGCCGGGTGGGACAACGCGATGCTGGCCTCGGAACTGGCGGCCCTGCGCGACGAAAACTTCGATCTGGACATGATCGGCTTTGACGAGGCTGAGCTCGAGGAATTGCTGGCGGGGTTTGAGTTTGGTGATGCAGGTGCGCTGGGCGGCGGCGGGCAAGGCGGCGGGGTTGGCGACAGCGATCAGCCACCGGCCGCCTCGTCCTCAGGCAGCCTCGCCGCGCGCTTCGGCATTCCTCCGTTCTCGATCCTCGATGCCCGCAAGGGCTGGTGGCAGGATCGCAAACGCGCCTGGCTGGACATGGGCATTCGGTCCGAACTTGGCCGCGGCGAGGGCGATCGCGCCTGCCCCGGCGGCAGCCCGATGCCCGGCAACGGCTCGCGCAAGGATTACAAACCCGGGGCTGCCAAGGCGTTCAACGATGGCGCTGTGCTCGGCGGTGGCGGGTTGGCCGATCAGGTCGCGAAGGCCGCCACCGCCCGGCGCCAGAAAAAGGAGGCCGCACATGGCTAAATCCCTCGCCCGGACGTTCGGCCAGGACCTGATGCGCGGCGAGCATGTTGTCGGCGCCGACAAGACCAACGGCGGTGTGCTGATGCCGTCGCACTCCTCGGGCGATCCCAGCTTCTACGCCAAGAAGCGCGCCAAGGAGGCTGAGCTGGGGCACGAGCTGACCACCGAAGCTTTCCTTGCCGACCATTACCAAGCCTCCGATGCCGCAACCGCCTCGGGCACGTCGATCTTCGATCCCGTCCTGTGCGAAATCGCCTATCGCTGGTTCTGCCCGCAAGGCGGCACGGTGCTTGATCCCTTCGCGGGTGGTTCCGTCCGTGGAATTGTCGCCTCCCAGCTGGGCCGGGAGTATGTGGGCATCGAACTGCGGGCCGAACAAGTCGCTGCAAATCAGGCACAGGCGGCGCTGGGCGCGGGCCCTGCCCCGCAATGGATCACGGGCGACAGCCGCGACATCGCCACGCTGGCCAAAGGCGTCGACGCCGATCTTATCTTCAGCTGCCCGCCCTATTGGAACCTTGAGGTCTATTCCGACGATCCCGCTGATCTGTCGACGCTGGGCAAAGACTCCTTCTTCGACGCTTACGCCAAAATCATCGCCGGGGCCGTTACCCGCCTGCGTGACGATCGGTTCGCCGTCTGGGTGATCGGTGATGTCCGGGATGCCGGTGGCTTCTTCGTCAACCTGCCGGGCAAAACGGTCGAGGCCTTCGAGGCCGCAGGTGCCCGGTTCTACAACGACGCGATCCTTGTCACCGCCGTCGGATCGCTGCCGATCCGCGCCGGGCGGCAATTCGAGGCCTCGCGAAAGCTGGGTCGCACCCACCAAAACGTGCTGGTGTTCTGCAAGGGTGACCCCAAGCGGGCCACCGAGGCGATCGGGCAGGTGGAATTTGGCGAAATCGACGAGGCCGATGGTACCGGCGACGAGGCACCCCAAGAATGACCGCGCCGATCGTGCAAACTAATTCAGGGATCTGGGTCGTCCGCGACGATCTCCACCCCGGCGGCACCAAGGCCCGGTTCATCGGCAGGGTGTTCGACGGCGTGCGAGAGGCGGTCTATGCCAGCCCGCCGGAAGGCGGCGCGCAAACCGCCCTGGCACATGTCGCCCGGGCGCTGGGCAAGAAGGCAACAATCTTTGTGGCACAACGCGCCAAGCCCCACGCCCGGACGCTGGAAGCAGCCCGCCTCGGAGCCAAGGTTGTGCCGGTATCGCCGGGATATCTCACCGTCGTGCAAAGCCGGGCGCGCCAGTATTGCCGAGATAGTGGTGCATCGCTGATCCCCTTCGGCGCGGACATTCCCGGCGCGGTCGAGGCATTGGCAGCGGCGGCACTCGCAACAGGCCTCGAACCGGATGAGGTCTGGTGTGCCGCAGGATCGGGCGTCCTGGCGCGCGGCTTGGCGCTGGCGTGGCCTAAAGCTCGGCGACATGTCGTGCAGATCGGTCGGGAACTGGCGCCGAAGGATGTCGCAGGGGCATGCATCCACGTCTATCCGCGCGCCTTCGGGCAAGTGGCCATCATAGGCGCGCCCTTCCCAGCGGACCTGCACTATGATGCGAAGGCATGGGAGGTGTGTGTGACGATGCGCGGACCGGGCCGGGTGCTGTTCTGGAATGTCGCCCCATTGCCCCGACCCTGATCCACGCTGTCAGTGCAGCATATCCCCTAGCCCAGTCAGTTCGAAAGCAGCCTTCATCGCCGGATCAAACCCCGGATCGATCCGCGCCGGGCCATAGCCGTGCGCCCGATTCCAAGTATCGATCTTGCGCAACTCAGTGGCGAACTCCTCGGGCGACGCGGCCTCCTTCAAGGTTGTGTCGCCCTCACAATAGCTGAAGATCATCAGCCGGGTCGGGCTGGCCCATGTTCCGAAATATGATGCATCCTGCGCCGTATCGACCTGCGCCCAGCCCTTCTCATAGCTGCACAGCCCGAAATCATAGACGTACCGATCGCCGGGGCAGAACTCGCGAGTGATTTTCATGCGGCCACCTGCGCGCGGGCGGTGATGGCGATCACGCAGAGGTCGCGGTAGCGCGCCATGGCCTTCGGGCTGCTTGAGACCGGGTTGATCTCGAAGGCCTGCAGACCGGCGATGTCGCCTGCCTCGGCCAAAGCCACGATCTGCGCGAGCTTGGCGCGGAACCGGGCGTGGGTTGGTTTGGAGAAGTCCGGCGCGATCGGCAAGGCGCCGGTCTGGGCTTGATCACGGATGGCTTGGCGCTTGCCGACGGCCGGGGCGGTTCCGACCTTCGGTTCATCGACCGGCGTCGGGATCGGCTCGCCCGCAGGATCGGGGTTGCCGTAGTCCAGCACCAAGGTCAGCCGAGCCTCCGCCTGTTCAAAGGTGTCGGCCGTCATGATCGACGTGAAGGCCAGCGCCGCGCGCTCGGTGCCGATCCTTGTCGCCAGCAAGCGGGCGAAGGTATCGCCCGCTTTCTTGGCGCTGACGCTGGGTTCAATCGGGGTTTCGGAAAGGCGCTGGGCGAGCGTGTCAATCTGCGCGGCGGTCAGGGCTTTGGCTTTCATGGTCTGGCTCCTTCAGGCGTTGGTGATGTGGGCGGAATGCCCGAGGGTGGTGACCGCGTAGATCATGGTGCGGCCGTCGCCGATCGAGGCGCCAAAGGCCTGCGCCTCGGGCAGAGTCGCGAATTGCTCGCGGGTCCGGGTTGCGGGCGTGCGACCGCGGGCAGCGACAAAGTGCGCGGCGTTCCTGAGGCAGAATTCTTCGTGGGTTGTCAGGGGCTTGGTAGCGGTCTTCATGGCGATCTCCAGTGCGTTGCAATGGGTGCAGACAGCGCACGAGACCAAAAGAGAGCAACTCCTAAGTCACTGCAATTGTGGAGGTTTCGGTCAAAATGGGAGTGTCCCGGCGAAGCTATGCCGCGCAGCGCGGGGTCTCGGAAGCTGCGGTCCGAAAAGCGATCGCCACCGGCCGGATAACCACCCTGCCCGATGGCACGATCGATCCCGCGCGGGCGGATTCTGAGTGGGGCGCCCAGACCGATCCGGCCAAGCAGCGGGGCCAACATGCCAAGCAGATGGGCGCAGAGACGGCGGCAGGAACCGCCAGGGCGGCGGCAACGAAACCGGTGCCGCAGGCCGCGATTAGGGCGGTGGCCGACACGTTGCGCGATGCGGGAACCGATCCGGGCAGCCCCGAGGCCACCGGTGGCGAGGTGTCGTTCCTGCGCGCCCGAATGGCGAATGAGGTTCTGAAGGCCCAAACCGCCAAGGTCCGGCTGGAAAAGATGAAGGCCGAGGTGATCGACCGCGCCCGGGCCACGGCGATGGTGTTCGATCTGGCGCGGCGTGAACGCGACGCCTGGCTGAACTGGCCACCCCGGGTGGCGGCGAACATGGCGGCGGAACTGGGCGTTGATGCCCACCGAATGGAGCAGGTTCTGGACATGTATTTGCGCCAACACCTGACGGAGATGGCGGAGGTGAAAATTGAACTCCGCTGAAAGCTTCGATGGCGCCGAAGAGGTCCGGCGCGCCTGGATGGCGGGTCTTGCGCCCGATCCCTCGCTGACCGTGTCGCAATGGGCCGACCGGCATCGGGTGTTGTCGTCGCGGGCGGCGTCCGAGGCCGGACCCTATCGCACGGCGCGGACGCCCTACATGAAGGCCGTGATGGATGCCCTGTCGCCCCGCCACCCGGCGCAGCGGGTGGTGTTCATGAAGGCGGCGCAGGTTGGCGCGACCGAGGCGGGGAACAACTGGATCGGCTTTTGCATGCACCGGGCGCCGGGGCCATTTCTGGCCGTGCAGCCTACCGTGGATCTGGCGAAGCGCCTGTCGCAGCAGCGGATCGACCCGTTGATTGAGGAAAGCCCCGATTTGCGGGCGCTGGTGCTGCCATCGCGGTCGCGGGATGCCGGGAACACGATCTTGGGCAAACGCTTTCCGGGCGGGCAATTGATCCTGACCGGCGCGAATTCAGCCGTCGGGTTGCGATCGATGCCCGCGCGCTGGGTATTCCTCGACGAAGTCGACGCTTATCCAGGCGACGTCGATGGCGAGGGCGACCCGATCGCACTGGCTGAAGCGCGGACCATCAGTTTCGGGCATCGCAGCAAGGTGTTTCTGGCCTCGACACCGACGCTGAAGGGCCTGAGCCGGATTGAGAGGGAATGGGAATTGTCCGATCAGCAGCGCTATCACGTGCCCTGCCCACATTGCGGCGGGCTGCAATGGCTGCAATTCGAGCGTTTGCGTTGGGAGCCGGGCAAGGCAGAGACGGTGCAATATCTCTGCGAGCACTGCGACGCCCCGATCGCCGAACGGCACAAGACATGGATGATGGCCGAAGAGAACGGTGCCGGTTGGCAGGCCACAGCCGCGCCAGAGGTTCAGGCGGCGGCCAAGGCGGCGGGCGTGGTCGGGTACCATATTTCCGGACTCTATTCGCCGCTGGGGTGGTTGTCTTGGGAGGAGATCGCCCGGGGCTGGGAAGGTGCGCTGGGCAATGATGCGGCCTTAAAAACGCTGAAGAACACTATCCTTGGCGAGACATGGCAGGAACGCGGCGAAGCGCCGGATTGGCAGCGGCTCTATGAACGGCGCGCGGATTGGCAACTTGGTGTGGCACCGGACGGGGTGCTGCTCTTGACCGCCGGGGCGGATGTGCAGCGTGACCGGATCGAAGTCGACGTCTGGGGCTGGGGCCGCAATCTGTGCTCTTGGCTGGTCGATCACGTGGTCCTTGAAGGCGATACGGCGCGCCCGGAAGTCTGGGCCCAGCTTTCGGCCTTTCTCGGCCAGACATGGGGACATGACTCGGGCTGCCGGATGGCGCTGGCGCGAATGGCGATCGACTCCGGCGATGGAGTCACCACGGACGCGGTCTATTCATGGGTACGCGCCGCCGGGCGCGGGCAGGTGATTGCCATCAAGGGCGTAGCTGGTTTCGACCGCAGCACCCCGGTGGACGGCCCCACTTATGTCGAAGTGACCGAGGCCGGGCGCAAACTGCGACGCGGTGTGCAGCTTTGGAAAGTGGCTGGGGCGGTGTTCAAGAGCGAGACCTATCGCTTCCTGCGCCTGATCGCCCCGACGGACGAAGAACTGGCCGAGAGCGAGGAATGGCCGCACGGCTTTGTCCATATCCCGAAGGGCACGACAGCCGAGTGGATGAAGCAGCTCACCGCCGAACAGCTGATGACGATCAAGACCCGGCAGGGTTTCCAGCGACTGGAATGGCAGCAGACGCGCGAACGCAACGAGGCGCTGGATTGCCGGGTCTATGCCCGGGCGGCCGCCTGGCTAATGGGCATCGACCGCTGGGACAACCATCGCTGGGAACAGCTTGAGGCGCAACTCGACCGGCCAACAGGCCCGAAGGAAGCCCCGCCAGCGGGGCAGCCAAACCGGCCCGCACCGCCGACAAATGCAAAACGGCCCGCCACTCCTTGGATGGGCGCGAGAAAGAAATGGTTCTGACATGGCCTGGACACAAGCTGAACTCGATGCCCTGAAGCGGGCCTATGCCGCGGGCACCCTGCGCGTGACCTCGGATGGGCGGACCGTGGAATATGGCAATGCTGCCGATCTTTTGTCCCGCGTCCGCATCATCGAATCCGGAATGGCGCAGATCACCGGCTCGCCGCTGCCGGTGGCGGGCTTCGCCAGTTTCCGCCGGGGTGTGCGGTGACCAAGACCCCGCCGATTATCCGCTGGGGCCTGATCGAACGGGCGGTGGCGCTGATCTCGCCGCGTGCTGCGTCGCAGCGCTACGCCGCCCGGATCGCGCTGGGCAATCTGCGGCGCGCCTATGATGGCTCGGCCAAAGGCCGCGGCACCGATGGCTGGACCACGAGCGGCAAGGCCGCCGATGCGGAAATCGGCGTGGCCGCCCCGCTGCTGCGCGACCGGATGCGCGATCTTGTGCGCAACAACCCTCTGGCGGCCAAAGCCGTGGCGGTGCTGGTCAACAGCCTTGTGGGCACCGGCATCCGGCCGCGGGCGGCTGGCACCGATAAGGCGTTGAACAAGCTGGTCGACGATCTCTGGGCGCGCTGGGCGGATCAATGTGACGCCGATGGTCACACGGATTTCCATGGGCTGTTGTCGCTGGCAATGCGCGAAACCATTGAGGGTGGCGATGTCTTCGCCCTGCGCGTCCGCCGCCCGCGATCTGCGGGGCTGGTGGTGCCGTTGCAGATCGAATTGAAGGAAGCCGATCACCTCGATGCCGCCAAGTTCGAGGATCGCGCCGGTGGGGCCCGCATCCGCTATGGCATTGAACATGACAGCGCCGGGCGGCGCACGGCCTACTGGATGTATCCCGATCACCCCGGTGATGCGGCACCGGTGTTTTCGCAAAGGTTCGAATCGGTCCGTATTCCGGCCGACCGGGTGGCGCATTTGTTTGAACGCCAGCGGGTGCAATCGCGCGGCGTGCCCTGGGGCACCCCGGCCATGGCTGCGCTGCGCGATGTC